CTGCCGTACCGGCTGGATGCGGACAGCGCCGAACAGGCTGTTGAAAAAGCCAAGGAGCAGGCCGAGAATCATTACCCGGAGTACGAAAAGTTTGAAGTTCAGGCTATCGAAATTGAAAGGAGAAGCAAATGAAGCTGGCAGCAATCGCAAAGCTCATTAAGGCAGATGGGTACTGTAAACTCTACAAAGTGTTCTATGACGATTGCAGAACCTATGATTTGTACATTGGAACCAAAACGGCAATCTTCCCGCTGACCGGATTTCCGAAGGCACAAAATGAAAGTGAGTTGGCAACCCTCCTGGGCATCAGCAAAAAGGAATGGGCAGACATCGAGTTTGATAATGACTGCCCGGATGATCTCCATCACATCGAAGGGATGGATTTGGACGACACGGCAGACGGAGAAATGGACTGCGTGACCGGAAGAATCAGTATCCGGTACTGCGGGTGTGAACTGGTTCCAATGATCGAGCCTGTTTCGGGAACGGTCGGTTTTGTGGATGCGAAGCAGATCATGCCAGTAGCAGATGAAATCCGCAAGAGCGGATATTTCAAATACTGCGCCAGGAAGATGGCGAGCGGCGGACGCTACTATGTTATCAAGGACGGAATGGTGGTGCGCGGCGCGGTGCTTCCTGTAAAGCTGGAACCTCTGGCAAAGTCTGGACTGCGTGAGCTTGCCGACATGGTGAAAAAGACTAGGGATGTTGCCGATGTGGAGGACTTGAGCGAACAGGAGAACAAAAACGATGCGTAAGACTTTGGAACTGCTGGCTTTGTCCACCTGCACTGCCGCGCTGTGCGTAACACTGACTGGGTGTGAAGCAGTCAAGGGCACAGCAAGCGGTGAAAAACCGGTCAAGACGGTATATGTTTACCTGCCGGACGGCACTTTACTGGACAAAGGACGGGCGGACAAGGTAAGTTCGTTTGCACACAATGATCGTATCGTGAAAGTCACGATTGACGGGAAAACATACGAGACCAGCTGGGCCAATGTGGTTTTAGTGGAGGAATAACGATGAGCAAGATTTTGAAAAGTGTAACCTTGGGTGATGTGAAAAATGGTGGCATCTTCAGAGCGCTGGGCAAGGAGTTTGTGAAGCTGGATGCGGACGAACACGGCTGCCTCGTTCTGGCAAAGGACGTTTGGACGAAAATGCCGTTCCGTGAGGGAGACGACCCGGAATGCCCCAATGATCTGCGCCGGAGCGAGATCATGTCGTATCTGGGCAACCGTTTGGCAGAGTTTACCGAGAAAGGCACGCCGCTGGATATTTTCATCCCGTTCAAGATTGATCTGCAGGATACGACCGGCCAGACTGAATATGGAACTGTCGAGTACCGGATTGGCTTGCTGACCCTGCGCCAGTATGGCAAGTATTGGCGGCTGATTCCGAAGGCAGATGTGCCGTGGTGGCTGGCAACTCCTTACGGTACGCCGAACAGCTCTCCGCGCACCAGCAGTAACTACTACGTCTGGTACGTCGACGCCGGTGGCTCCTACTACAACTTCTGGTACTACAACTCCTATGGTGTTCGCCCCGTTTTGTGCTTTTCCTCTGCACTCTTGGTCTCTGTTGAGGACGAAGGCGAGGCCGGGTTTTCTCTTGCAAATGTTCCGCTGGATGATTTGCTGGCTGAGATCAAGAGCCGGACGGAGGGTTGACCATGGATGCAGTGAAAAATGACGTGAAGCGGCTGGTCAAAATTGAGCTGGCCGCTGCAAACAAGAAGTTTCGGATGTTTGCAGGGCCGCATGAGGGCGCGGGAATCATCCAAGAAGAAGTCGTGGAAGCTGTGCAGGAAATGAACGGTCTGCGTCAGGAACTCAATGCAATGTGGATGAATGTTTACTCCAACAATCCGCAGATTTCCACGAAGGGTGTATATGATCGAGCTGTTGCTCTGGCCGTGGAAGCTATCCAGACGGCGGCGATGGCCCGGAAGTTTGAGCGCAGCCAACGCCGTCACTGGCCGGGAGCGAAGGAGCCGCACTATGGCGAAGGAAAATGACGCACCTACCGAAATCGAGACCATCACGCTGACCATGAGCCGCCCAGTGGCGGAGGCTGTGCAGACTGCCTGCGAGTGGTATCTGCGGCTGCACATGGGACAGTTTTGGGATCTGGCAGAAGACTTGTGCTTTGCAAAATTCTACTCGGACGCGGAAAACAATGCGTTTCAGAGCGAGGAACAGCGTAAAAACGCTTTTAATGTTGCGATAGGCCGCAGAAATACCATGCTGCTAGAAATGGAACGGCTGTACAGCAGATGCGTTCTCCCGGCCCCGACCTCAGACGTAATGAAGGTGCCGTACCGGGCAGAACAGGTATGGCTTGCCATTCGCCACGCCCTGGCATGGTATGACAAGCCGGAGGGCGATCCATGGAATGTGTGCTTTGATAAGCCGCTGAACCGCAGCGACCAGCCGCAGCCGGTAGTAAAACTCAATGAAAAGCAGGAGGCAAAGAAATGAGAAAGATTTTTATGGTGGGAGCATCTGCGGCGGCAAGCGTTTTGCTGATGACGGGATGCAACAAGCAGGTAATTGATTTGACCTACGAATATTCGCAGGCACAGATTAAAATGCCGGATGGAACCGTAATTGAGGGCAAGGTGGATAGCTGGAACGATTATGAAGGCGACCAGTTACAGGTCAAAATTAACGGAACAACATATCTGGCTCATTCGTCAAACGTGGTCCTCTGGCACTGAGCAAGGGCAAAGTTCGGGATCGAGAGGAAGAAGTTGCACCCGAATCTTGAAGATTTTGAGGTTATGAAGTTGGAGAAAGTGCAATGAGACAGAACGGAGCAATGTTTATCTGCAACCGTTGCCGGAAGCAGGTATTTGCAGAACGGTTTGATGATGGCCGGTTTGACCAGAAGGCACTGGATGGGTGGGCGCTTGAAACGAGGGACTTCTTTGGAGTTGGTGACTTGTGCCCGGAGTGCTTCAAGGTGTACCGCGAAACGATGGAACGTTTTTATACGGGAGGCAAACGTGGAGCCTGAAAACACCTGCTGCACCTGCTATTACCATGACGCTAAAAGCTGGTTCTGCTATAACGGCCTGTCACCGAAAGGAACGGAGAACACAGACCCAGAGGACACCTGCGAGTTTTACGAAAAGAGAAGCGAGTGCGAAAGCTAACTGCCTGAAAATGGTGGTGGACGGAGGTGTACAGAGCGATGGAGAAAAAAGTCATCATTGAACTAACCGTCGAAGTAGAAAACCCGGATAACAGAAGCGTAGAAGAAGATATTATAGGTGCTTTGAGTGAAAGCCTGCATCACTTTGACGTTGTAAATTACACAGAGGATCCGCCGGTGCGGCCATACTGGGGAAAATACTGCGGAATCCTGAAAGAAGATTACTACGGCTGCCCTATTTGCGGCTACATAACGAACTGGCAACCGGAGACCTGTCCGGTGTGTCACACTCGGCTGGAAATGTGGGATGGAAAAGGTAAAGGAGCTTAAAAAATGGACAGAAGTGAACTTGAAAAGCTGGCAGAGCGCTACCAGCAGAAGGCGGACCGTGCCTTTGAGAACTATCAGGATACCGGCCTCCGGCGCTACGATACAGAGCGTAACAACATGGAGGACCTTGCCGATGCGCTGCGGATGGCAGCAAATGCGGCAGACGAACACGCTGAGCACACAAATATGCGGGGATCGCTTGCTGAGTTTGTAAACGCTGCGCAGAACATCAAATGCACGACAGACCAGGACGACCGTGTGAAGCTGGTGGACAAGCTGGTGGAAGATCTGCTGGCCTATGGCCGGATGCACAACTGGATCGCAATGAAAGGCTGAACGAAACTAATCAAGCTCCTAATCAAGAATTAAGCAAGGCCGTCGTAAAATTGCCGCCCTGACGAGGCGGCAAGGGGCTTGTATGTGTAACTTAATCTAGCGACCACAGAAGAACACAAGCCGGGGAAAGCGGGGGTCAAGGGGGAGAAAACGAGGGCGGGTCTGTAGGGCTTGAAGGAATGAGAAACTTAAAAAGACCTGCCCGGCGTTGTGTCCCCCTTGTCCTGCGAAGCCGTGTGTGTTTGGTCCACAGAAAAGAAAATCCCAGTAGAACTTTGCGGAAGGAGGAAGTGAACGGTGCGGGCATGGTACATTCGGGAGCAGAGACACATTCTTGGAACGTCCGATTATGCAGAAGTGGATCTCTTTGAAACAACGGACAAAGAGCATACCGCATCCGCTCGCCGCAAAAGAGAGCTGGCAACCTCCATTGCGCAGCAGAAGTATAACGACATGATAGCAAGGCGGTATTTCTGCCAGCTGGCCTATACGAATTTCGGGGAAAGCGACTGGGCAGTCACGTTTACATACGACCACGACCACCAGCCAGCACCCGGAGATTTTAACCAAGTAGACCGGGACTGGACGAATTTTACCCGCCGCTTGAAGCGCTTCTGCAAAAAGATGGGTCGAGAAGCGTCCAAGTGGATGCAGGTTGCAGAGTACAGCGTGATGGACGAGGACGGGAAAGTTACCGGCAGACACCACCATCATGCGATCCTGCAAGGCAATCTGACATGGCAGGAGATCAAGGACTTGTGGCGGGACAGCACCGGGCGGCCGATGGGGCTTGTGAAAGTTGAACCTATCGATCTGACCTGTTCCAGCTTTGAACGCTTGACGACCTACATGACGAAAGCCCGCGCCCGCATCCGCCGCTGGCGGCAGAGCCAAGGACTGAAAAAGCCGAAAACTCCGCGCCCGAACGACACAAGATGGAGCCGCAAGCGCTTTGACGAAGCGTTTACCCTACCGGATGATCGTGCGTACTGGGAGAAAAAATACCCTGGCTATACTCTGCGTGAGTGTGAGCAGCATATCACCGGCAATAACACCAAGCACCTGATCGTGAAACTGAAAAAGAAGCCGGACACACGGCGGAAGAACAGGAGGAACCAGCCATGAGCGCCAGACTGGAACTGGACGACCTGCCGCCGCGCTACCGTGCGCAGGCGGAGGCTCAAATAGCAGCCAGACAACGGGGAAAGTGTACCCATACGCAGCCAATGGCGGAGGCCGCAAGCGCTGCTGGGCGGTTGAACAAAACTTTTGATTCCTACGGAGAGTATGTGTATTACATCGGCACGATCTTGCCCGGCATTCAGTCCGGCAAGATTGTGTCAGCAGAACCGCACCCGAAGTGGACGCTGCTGCAAGAGGAAGAATACTGTGCAGTGAAACTCCCGGCGGCGCATTACACGGCAGACTATAAGCTCACCTATGCAGACGGACGGGTGGATGTGGTCGAGATCAAGTCGAAGTTTACCCGGAAAGTACAGCGGGATTACATCTATCGCCGTAGGCTTTTTATCGACCTCATAGCCAAACCGCAAGGATGGGGATTTGTTGAAATCATTACACCGGACACGAAAGCAGAAACGAAAGAGTGGAAGCGCCTGGCTGAACAGGCGGGAAAGGAACAATTATGGGCAAAAGCAGAGCAAGGATGCCGGCATTTTACCGGCAGAGCATCCAGAATGCAGTGAATCAGCAAATCAACATCGGCAAGTCGAAGCACCGCACGACGCTGAACCGTGAGGCAATCGGGCAGGTCGTTTCGTACTGCGCAGTTGCCGCGGCACATGATCTCTGGGACTGGGGAGAGAAAGAATCTACGCTCCTGACCTTGAAGATGAACAATGCTGCATCCAGGTATATCATGGATCACGACAAGTACGGTGCACCGGAAGCCCTCAAGCGGCTGGAAGCACGCACTGCCCACCTGATGCCGGAAGAATTTTGGCTCCCGGCGGGTGGTCTGGTAGGCTCTGAAAAAAAGCTGCGTGTTCTGGCTGAACGCCGGGACGCTGCAAAGATGATCGTTCGTTTCTTTGCGGAATCACTGGAAGAAATGGAATATACCCCTGAACAAATTGAGGCCGTGAAGGAAGAAATCAAGAAAAATTACCAGCAGTTCCTCGGCTGGGTGGACGATGGCGGAGAAGAATTTGCCTATGATCGTCTGCGCCGGGTCATTGAGGACATTTACGGCGTGGGTGCCATGGTTGAGCGCGTCAAGGGTGAAGAACCCGTTTTCGGAGAACCCCTTTTCAAGAAAGATTTTTGATTTTTTGGGAGGACTGAGCAGTGAAAGTACACGAGGCGGAGGCAATCTTGAAATATTATGCGGACATCCCGCAGCGGATAGAGATCATCCGCCGTCAGTGCACCGCACTGAGCGATGAAGTGGACCCTATGCGGGGCATGGGCACCGATGGAATGCCCCGCGGCGGAACACCTGGGGACAGCACGGCGGCGATGGCCTGCCGGATGGATGAACTGGGCATTGGAGACCAACTACGTCAGCTGGAACGGCAGCGGGCTGTGTTGCTGGAAGATCAGAACATTATCCGAGGACAAATGAACCGGCTGGACAGTGGCCACAATCTGATTTTAACGGAGTTCTACATCAGCCACAAAAAGTGGCACGAAGTACAGCAGAAAGTTCCATACAGTGTGCAGCACTTGAAGTACCTGCGAAACGTCGCTCTTGCACAGCTGGGAAGGAACCTGGAACGGCTCCCGGAGTGCGCCGCTTTATTATCGCGTGCGTTAAACACGCGCGAGGGACAGCGCCGAGCGGATGCCTGGGCGGAGGGTGACATTCTCTTATAGGCAAGGCTGCCTGCGGAACTTCATGTGCAGGCGCTTCCGCAAAATCGTGTCCGATGGTCGTAGAAAAACAAACACGACTACCCCAAAAATCTGAAAACAGGCATAGAAATAACCCGGCGGGCAGTTGGCCTACCGGGTTTCGTGCAAAGGAGGACAAAGTTATGGGAAAGAAGCATAAAAACAAGGTTCGGGTGCTGCCCGGAAGGATGTATAGGCTGGTGCGGAGTGACAGGAGCGTATACTGTGACGCAGAGAACGCGCTCAGAACCTGCTTTATCGAAGAAACCAAAGAGCAGCAGGCCGCACGGGAAGAGGGTGAACTGTGCCGGTTCGTGAGGATGGCACCGGATGGTGGCGTTGAACTGATTTCAAACGCAGGAAACGTAGTCCGTTTCAAGAACGCAGAAGATCTTGCGAAAATGCTGCGTTTCGCAAAAGATGTGCTGAGGGTTACGGAGGCCTTGAAAAATGGGAATCAAAATTGAACTGACCGATGATAAAATTATTGAACCGTCTGGCGGAATAGCAATGTTTGACCTTCCGGGCAGAGAATTTCCGGGGAACGAGGATGTGCTGTTTGATCTGCGCTGGTCTGTGATTCCACGGAGAGAGGGCGGAATTGAAGTCTTTGGAGGAAATGATGGCAAAATAGTCCTGGAATCGGAAGAAGAGGTAAAGGATCTGTGCGAAGCTATGATACGTCAAATTAGAGCAAAACCGATATTCCCGGATTCAGGAGAGCCGCTGCTGGACTGCCAATCTGAAAGGCGGGCAGCTGAACCGGATTTACGCGAAGGAGGACAAAGTGAAGATCAAAATTGAGATTGACAGCGGCATGATAAGCCCGCGAGAATATGCCGTTAGAACTATCGCAAAAGAAATCGTGAAAACTGGAATCAAAGAAAAGCAGATCTGGTACAACGAAGCGGCAATCCAAACCGAATTGGAAAATGCAGAGGTAGGAAGGCTCGTCAGGTGTTGGTTAAAAAATGTTTGGCCGCTTCCACAGCTACGTTCTTTGCAATCTCGATTATCACATCTGCGCTGAAAGAGCCGGCCTTTTTGGCAACGCTTTTGACCTTTTCCCAGTTCGTATCAGACCGAATGTTTTCAAGAAATCTATGCCCATCAGGCGTAATGCGGGAAATGGGAACGCGATAAGTGTCTTTCGAGAAAAGCGTTTCAACAAACCCGGATTTGACGCAATACTCAACGGCGTAAAAGAGATCGTCGTTGTCGTAGGTCTTTTCAAGTTCAAGCTGGTAGGCTGGCGGTGTTTCCGGGTCATCCAGCAGGAAGTCGTTCACATTGTTTTTCTGGTAAGAAATGAAATAGCAATAGTGGTTATAGTCTGTGTACTCTTCTGCGCAAAGCATAACGGCGCGGACGCAATCCATGTTTAACTTCATACAAACCATCCTTTCAACACCATAAGCCCGTCAGGTCATCGACCCGGCGGGCTTTTTGAATTTCGTGATTTACTTTTCGTGTGGCGGCTGGTCATCCGGCGGAGCGTTGCGCTTGATGATGATCTGCGCCTCGTTGGGATCACGACCTTCCTCTGTGTTGGCCTGGGCAATCTGTTCAGCCAGACCTACCGGCAGACCGTTTTCGTCCAGCGGCCCAGTGTAGCCGTCGTAGTCCACGATGTTGATGCAGGGCGGTGGCGGGACGGTCTTGTAATACCTGCCGTCCTCATAGTTCTGATCCGTGACCCGGTTCCAGTAACCAATGTCGCCGTGCTCTTCCTGGGCGGCTTCCATTGCGTCTCTGGCCTGTTCTTCCGTCAGGCCATCGAACAGCAGGCGGGAGCCGTCCGCAAAAGCAGCGACCAAACGCCACGGGGCAAAAAATTCAATTTCGTCCATGAATATGCTCCATTTCGTGCCGTTTTAGTGAATGAGTTGAAGTTTTGATAACGAAAAAGTTCAATTCAATCACAAAAAAGTGAATTTCGTGGTTAAAAAGCTGCTTTTCGTGGCTAAGACCGGATTTTTGCAGATAAATTGCAAATTTCGTGGTCAAAAAGTAAGATTTCGTGAAGTAAGATTCTTTACTCCGGGATGTAACCATTCAGGCAGCGATTGAAACCGCGTTTCGTGAGGGCATCGGTAACTCTGTCCTCTGGGAAGTAGTAAGTGGACCCGTCTGCCGCGGGCACAGCCCCGGCGGGATACTCTGCGCCGGTGTACCAGTCTGTTTCCGTGTCGTACTTGCGGTGCAGGTACTTGTAAACGTCACGCTGGGCTTTGTCGAACACCTCAACGAACGAGAAGGAAGCGACCGGCGGCAATTCCGTTGCCAGCATGGGCGCGTTCTGCGCCAGCCATGCAGCCATTACGGTTTTAGCTGCGTTTCGTTTTGGCTTGCCTTCCCGGTGCACCAGATCCAGCAGCTGCACAACAAAGGGCTTTGGCAGGTCGTTCAGCACTTCTTCCAGCGGGTAAGGATTTTCGTGCAGGAGCGGCGAGGTGCGCAGTTCCGGCACAAGATCCAGTTCGTGGCAGGTTACGGGCTTCTGACGGTCGTCCACGCGCTCACTGGTGCGGGAAAGCATTTCCTTGATTGCATTCTGTGCCGCGTCGGAAAGCTGCTCCACCAGAGCAACACTGTCTGCAAAGCTGATCTGCGCCTCGTTTCGTTCGCCGGTGCTGCGGCCCGTCTTATAGGCCGCATCAATGATACCAAGCTCCATAGCCAGCCGGAAAATGTGCTTGCAGGGCTTTTTGCGCTTTACAAAATCGTTGCAGGTGCAGCTTGCAAGGCTGGTCTGGTACGGCTCTTTGCCGGATCCATAGAAAACCCCGGTTTCGCGTTCCTTGTCCACAGAAAGCGGGCTGGTCTTGCTCTGCTGGGCGCTGGCGAGGCGCTTTTCTTCGTCAGTGTCTGCGGGATGCTCTGTCCAGGGGCCGAAGGCGGGAATCATAGTCATAACGGAAAACCTCCTTTTCGTGTTTCGTTACTGTCATGATAGAGCAAAACGCAAATAAAAGCAATAAATTAGAACAAGATTTCGTGACGGGATGCAAGAATAACCCCGGCGGGCTGCCGGGGTTATGGGGCGGGGCCGCTTTGTTTGAGCGGTGCGACCCTGCCAGGGCATCCGCTTGACTTTACCGCCTTTCGGTGGTAAACTAGCTTACAAGATGCGTTGTGGAAAATTCATCTTGCAAGCCTGTCACCTGCTTTAGTGGGTGGCGGGCTTTTTTGCTGCCTGCTTCTTTTTCCACTCTGCCAGGTAGGCGGCCCAGATCGCTTTTTTCAAAGCGGCGGGGAGCTTGAAAAATTCAATGCTCATGCTGTTCACCTCACTTCCTGCCCCAGACCGGGGCGGCTATGTTACCAGCTTGACACGTTGCGGTGTCGTTCGCTGTGGCTGCATTGTAGCACCGCAACGTGTCACCTGTCAAGCACGTTGCGGTGTTTTCGGCGGTCTGCACAAAAAACACGGTGCGGTGCTGTGAAAATTGCACGTTGCGGTGTCGGCGGAACTGTGCTATATTATATTTATAAAAATAAGCAAGGGGTAATAATATGCCAGTTTCGGAAACAAAAAGACGAAATAACGACAAATACAACGCAAAATGCGACCGCATAACCGTT